AGCGTGAAAGCCAATAACGTGCAGGTAACACAAATTGCTGCCAGTCGTAACAAAACCTATCAGGTCAAACAGCAACTGCAGGGCTACAAGGCTGACGGCACCGATACGGTCAACTATACTGCCGTATGCAAGGACGTGACTAGCGAACCTGTCCGGGTGACAGTTAGCGGTTCCGCCATTGACGCCGCCATAAAAGAAGGCGCCATCTATAACTTTGACTTCTCATCCCGTACCAATCAGGAAACTGACCATAGCATTGTCAGCGGTAATTATGAAATGAAAGTGGACGGTGCCAACTGGACTACCAACGGTTTTGGCACATTCTTGGGTGAGAACTGCCTTCGCGTAGCCGAGAATGTGGGCGTGTCATTAAACCATGCCCCGTTTGCCGGCTCGTCCATCGAATCCAACGGTGCCGCCATCCAGTTCGCTTTCGCTTCCAAGAACGTGACCGATGATGATGCCCTGCTCCTTAGCTGCTATGACGAAACGTCCGGTGCCGGCTTCTATGTCACCGGCCGGGTGGTCGGCATCTTCTGTAACAATGGCGTTTCCCGTCGTGAAGAACGCGCCTATCGACAGGGTGAAAAGATAACCGTAGCCGTGGTTGTTGAACCTGCAAGCAACTACGTTGAACGTGATGGCACACGGTATTCCATGATGAAACTCTTCCTCAACGGTGAGGAAGTCGCCTGCCTTGGTTATGTTCCGGGCGGCGGCTCCCTGATTCAGACCAAATATATAACGATGGACGGCAGGCTGGGTGATTTGTACCTTTATTACATGATGGCCTGGAACTCTTATATGGAATGGGCACAGGCGTTCAAGAACTACCTTGTCCGTCTGACCGATACGGAGGTAATGGTGAAGGAATACGCCTTTGAGGACGTCCTTAAAAGCCAGACAGCCGAGGGTAGTACCCAAAGCCGCCCGTCGGCTGCCGAAATCTATTCACGCGGTATGCCTTACATTGTCGAATGCCCCTATGAAGGCTCCGATATAGAAGCACTGGACGGCACCACTTCCACCAGTACGAAGATATACATCACGCTCTATTACTTTGACCCCGAACGCCCGTGGCGTAACTTCAAGGCCATGAGTGTCCAAACCCGCAACCAGGGAACCACCTCTGCCAAACGCCCGGTAAAGAATAAACGCTACTACCTCGCCAAGAGCAAAGGCAAAAACAAGGACACTCGAATCATACTACTTAATCCGGACGATACGACGGAGGAAGGACGCCGTGCAATAGCCTTGGCTGCCATCAACAAAGTACAGGTCGGTGATAATACAATCCCGGTCGATGTCATTACCGTAAAAGTCGATTACTCCGATTCCGGTAATGCGAACGACTGCGGCGCCTGTGAAATGATGAACGTTACATACCGTGCCTTAGGTGGTAACTATATGACACCTGTCCAACGTGCATTTGACGGAACATTTGACAGCGGTGACTTGCATATCGAAGACTTGCAGATGAACCACTCTACCGCCAATCACCCGGTAGCCACCTATCGGTGTAAGGATGACAGCCTGCAAAACGTCTATTTCCATGCCAAAGGCAACTGGAAAGAAGACAAAGGGGAACAGTTCGCCCTCGGCTTCAAAGATACCCCCGGCTATAACAAAGGTTGCCTGAATTATGGTGACTTCATAGAGTTCTTCGGTACTCCTGACGAAACTTTAGACGCAATTGAGATACGCTTCAAACAGACTGACGGACTCGATACGGACAGCGTGTACCTGCTTTCCCTGTATTGCGGTAGTTCGTACCGGATAATGAGGTATCAGGACAGCTCATGGAAAAAGCAGTCCGGTTCCATGAAGTATGAAAACGGCAAATGGAATGTCACCGGTGACGTCCTGAATCCGGTCGAAGGCTTCGAGCTTCTTAATTACCAAGGTATGGACTGGTTCCAGGGCGTCGGCTCCGTTCAGGATATGATGGCCATGAAAACCGATAAGTCCTCATGGGTTCAGAAACTCGTGGATAATGGAACTATCTCCGCCGATACCTTCCCGGCATGGACTTACTACTTTGAATCGCTTGTCGATGACGACCAGCTCGCCATTGATTACGCTTTGGGTAAGAAAGTACCCTATAACCTCTACCGATGGTTGCGCTTCTGTGATTCCTGCGATTACTCCAAAGGCGGGAACTGGCAAAGAACATGGAAGGAAAACCTGTATAAATTCGCCTGCCCAGAAAGTGTCTTGAGTTATGACATCTTCACCGACTACCTTGCCGCCACTGACCAACGCGCCAAGAATATGCAGCCGATGTGGTTCTTGGAAGAGTATGCTTCCGTAACAGACGGTGTGTACAGCTCCGAGGATGCCATGCGCATGTACCTGAATAAAATCTATGACTGCGATACGCTCAATAGCAAGGACAATGACGGTGGTTGCACGGTTGATGCCGAGGTGGACCCCAACCGGACGAGCGATGAAACATTCACTAACCCTTATGCTGGCTACGGCTCCGTTCTGTTTAATAACATCTATCTCCAGCAAGTAGTGTGGACTGACTCATCCGGTACGGAACTCTCCCTGCGTACCGTTGCCGCCGCCATGCGTAACGTTCAGGCGACCATTGACGGCGTCACCCTGCACCCGTTCTCACCCGAAGGAGCTACGCATTTCTTCATTGACAAACGGCTCAAAAAATGGCAGAAACTGGTTAGTTCTTACGACGGTGAACGGAAATACATCTCCTATACCGCCACCTCTGATGCTATTTACTTCTATGCCCTGCAAGGTCTTGGACTTACCGCCCTTCCGTCTTTCATCGAAAGACGTTGGCGTATTCGTGACGGCTATTTCCAAACCGGTGATTTTTTCAGCGGTGTAATTTCCGGGCGCGTATCTTCCAAATCAAACGCCACCATCCGGATTGTCGCTGCTAAAAACGGTTACTTCGGTGTCGGCAATGACGCTAGCGGCAACCTTTCCGAAAGCTGCTTCCTTGAAGCGGGCGAAGAATATGTATTCACCAACTTCTCACATGAGGAAGGCGCCTTGCTGTATATCTATCAGGCTGACCGCATGAAGCTGCTCGACCTGTCTGAAATCTCCCTGTCAAGTACGGTGAGCTTCTCCGCCATGCAACTTGTGGAAACCCTTATCTTGGGCTCTGACACCCATACAGAACAATCCATCGGTTCTTACGCACCGCTTACCTCGCTGAACTGCGGCGAAATGCCCTTCCTCGTATCACTCGATATCCGGAACACACAAATCGCTACGCTCGTCACCGACAAATGCCCACGTATCGCCCATATCAATGCGTCCGGTAGCAAACTGGAGAACATCACTCTTGCAGAGACTTCTCCGATTAATGACATCTCTCTTCCACCAACAATGACAAGCCTCCGTTTTGTCGGTCTTCCTGAACTGACCTATACAGGTCTTTCCGCCCCGTCCGGCCTGCAAATAGAATCCATGCCGAACGTCCAACGCCTGCGTCTTGAAACGTCGCCTAAACTTGACGCCATTCAGATGCTCCGTGACGTCCTCGCTTCACAAACGGCATCCCGTAAACTTTCCATGCTCCGTATCTCGAACATGACACTGAAGGCTGACGGCTCCGAGCTTCTTGCCATTCTCGAATATGGAGTTGCCGGAATGGATGAGGACGGCAACAGACAGGATAAACCGGTAGTCAACGGCACGTATGAACTGACAGTTATCCGTGAAACGGATGAAATCGAATCCCTTGAATCCGGTATCGACGGCCTTGTCATCCTTACCGTCATAGATGCCTACATCGACCTGATCAACTGGTTCAATAATGAGTCTTATGGCGGAGAACCGTACTACGATAACGTAACGCTGGACAACATCAATGAAGTCCTTGAATATTATAACGGCGAAACCTACGAAGAATATCTCGAACGCTTCGCTGAAGACAATATGGATATTAATGATTTAATCAACAAGTAACTATGACGAATGAACAAAGCGCAACGCTGCTTCGCTTGAATAAACAGGCACAAGTGGCAGCACTGAACGCCGTGGGCTTCTCGGATGTCACCGAGAATTCCCGCGCATCTGAATTTGGACAACGTATCAAGTGGGCCGCCGGTCTGCTTGATCTGCATCTTGCCTGTAATCGTATTTCGGATAACTCCAAGGCATACTTTACTGCTGCCGAATGGAACTCCCTTACGCTCGCTAATAAGCAACTGTATATCAAACGCGGGCTTCGTATCCGTGCCCATGGACACTCCTTCGTAATCGCCGCCCAGGAGTGCTATAATGCCGATATGACTACTACCTTCTATTGGGGCGGTCAGGGTAAAGCCATAGACGGCCTGAACCAAAAAGGACTGGGTGCCATGTACGGCTGCTTCACGGGTGAGGAAGATACCGACCTGATTATCACTGGCCTGAAAGACCAAAACAATAGCGGTGTAATCGGTGCGCCGGCTGCCGAAGCCGCCCGTGCATACCGTGCCTACACTTTGGAAAGTGACGGTATCGAGGATGAATCCAACTGGTTCCTTCCTTCATCTGGCCAAATGCTTCTGATGTACCGCTACCGGGATAAAATCAATGAGATGATGCGTACCTTTTGGAGTAGTGACAGTATGCTGATGACTGATAAATACTACTGGTCATCAACAATTTGGGATACTAACTCCGCCTGGGCGTTCGAACTGAATACCGGGCGTATTACGAATCAAAACAAAAATTCAGCCCTTCTTCATGTGAGAGCTGTTGCTTCCGAATAGTATTAACTTAATATTATACAATAAAATGGATAAAAATATCGCCAACGCCATGCTTCTGCGCTTGAATAAACAAGACCAGATAGAAGCCTTAAAATCAATAGGTTTTACAACCGTGAATGAAAACACCCCCGCAAGCGACATCGCCAAATATATGCAATGGTCAGGTACGCTTCTTGACCTTTCTTTGGCTACGCTCCGGATTGAAGACGGTGAACAAGTCTTTTTCACGGCTTCCGAATGGAACTCCATGAGCGCGAATAATCGCTCCAAGTATATCCGTATCGGCATCCGACTTCGCGCCGAATGCCACCAGTTCATTATCGCCAAAAGCGACTGCGTTGACGCAGGCGGCAATAAAACGTTCAAATGGGGTGGCTACGGAACTGACCTACGCGGCCTGAAAAACTACGGCAGTGGTAACCAAGGACTCTATGATACCTTCGACGGCAAGGAAAATACCGATGTTATAATAGAAACCCTTGCAGGCGTCAAGGACACCCAGGGAACTGTCGGCGCCCCTGCCGCCGAAGTTGCCAGAGCCTATAAAGCCTGTACGCTTGAATCTGACGGAATTGAAGATACAACCGTGTGGAACCTGCCCGCATTGGGTGAACTTATGCTTATGGCCAAGTATAAAACCGAAATCAATGAGCTCATAACTTCTATGCTTGGCAATCAAAATATATTTACAAACGACTGGTATTGGTCTAGTACCGAATATGACGCTTCCAGCAGTTGGTACGTGGGCTTCA